CACCGGCGGGTCCCGACCGACCAGCGCGCCGAGCAGCGTCCGCCACAGGCCCGGCCGGTCCGGCAGGGCGATCGGCGTGGGGACGGTGGTGACGGCGGGGCCGGCCGTCCGCATCGCACCAGCGGGCTTTGCCGGCCCGGCAGGGGCTATCCGGCGCCCAGCCTCAGGCGTGCGGAACAGCCAGGCGTCGGCCGACCCGGCGCGGAACATCTCGTGCGCCGCCCGCCATTGCTCGTCGGTCAACTGGCCCCCCCTGCCCGCCTCGCGCCGGGCGATCGCCTTGAGCAGTGGGATCGCCTGATCGGGATCGTCGACCATCTCGCGCGTGAGGATCGCATCCGGATCGTAGCCCGGCACACCGAAGCCGTTGGCGCCGGTCCACTTGGTGCCGGCAGCGCCGATCGTCATGCCGACATATCTGCGGGCGAGCAGGTCGAAGTTCGCCGCCGCGCCGTTCACCGGCGACGGAAAATGAGCGATCTGGTGCCCGCCGCCGATCAGGCCGTAGCCGAGCTGGCCGAAGCGCGCTGCTTCGCGACTCGGGTACTGAGCGCCGGGGTTGCAGTAGCGGATCGATGCCGGGCGTCCGTCGGCCGGCACGTCCCGATGCAGCGTCGCAGTGGACGGGTCGGTGGAGCGGCCGACGTCGGACAGCGCGCCGACAGGAGCGGCCGGAATCCCGACCGCGCTCGGCTCGTCGCTCGGCCACCGCGCCGCCAGGAACCGGCTCTTGGCGATCTTGGTGAGGTTGATCGCGTCGTCCTGATTGCCGCCGCGGACGAGATAGTGTGTCTTCGTCTCGCTCTCGTAGAGCGCGACGTGGCCCCCTTCGCCGCGCGTGAACACCATGACGCAACCGAGCCGCGGTTCTGTCTTGCGCCCCCATGCCGCCCAGTTGCGCGCCCAGAGATAGCCGTCCGGCGGGCGGTGGCCGGCTAGCGCCATGACGTAGGCGACGGTCTGGCCGCACCACGCGATGGAGTCGTGAGTGTAGGTCCTGGAGTAGCTGGACAGCTCCGGGAACCTCCGGGCGATTTCGGCCGACCAACCGACGATCACCGGGTTGTCGGCGCCGCCCGGAACCTCACGGGTGCCGTCCAGGGCTCGCATCGCGGCGAGCCAATCCGGGATCTTGTCGGCCATGCTCGTGCTCCATGTCCCGGCGCGCGGCCGGCTGTGGTCCTGATCAGATTGTGCGGGGTTGGTTGCAGCGCCCTACTCCGCTGCGCCGACCGCCGCGAAGGCGGCGTCGATCTCGGCCGCGGTCGTGATCGAGCCGGCCGCGATGCCTGCGAGCACCGCAGCCTCAGCCGCGTAGCAGGCGCGCACATGTGCGCGCGCCGCCGTCGCGAGCGCAGAGAAGTCCGCATTGCTGACCGCACGGAATGCGCCATCGGCGAACTTCCAGCCGTCGCCGTCGTCGCGGACCCCGAGTGAGATTGCCTGCAACTCGGCCAGATACTTGGTCTGGCTGGTCGCGTCGGTGTGGATCGGCCAGCCGCTCCACGTCGTCCCACCCGTCTCGCGCCGCCATCGTGCGTCGGCCGCGTAGGCGGCGAGGTCGACATGCGGCCCCCGCAGCCCGTAGACGACCAGCACGTCGCTCAGATCCTGCTCTGTCGCGATCCGCGTGGCTACGCCGCCGGCATCGCGCCAAGCCGCATAGTCAGCGTCATTCGTCGGCACGTAGGCGCCGCGGGCGCTCGACCACACGCGCGTCTCGTCACCGGCGACGATCCAGTAGTGGTCCTGCGGGGTCCAGATCATGAGTACTGTCCATATGGAGAGACGCCGAAATTGGTGCCACTGCCGGCAGCATCGCCGGGGAAGTAATTGGCGCCACCGCCAATGGTCGAAATCTGGCCACCAAATTGAGCCACGTAGCGCACGCCCGTCGCCCCACCAAAAAACGTGATCACGCCGGCATCGATGATCCCGGTTCCCTTTTGCGCAAGCGCAAAGCAACCAAGGAAGCTTGGAGTGCCGGTGAGCGTGATCGTGCGGTCGCCGAGGTATATCAACCCGCCATCTGCGACGGCGTGGTAGAGCGCGCCTCCTGAGATCGAGTATGGCTGCCCTGCCGTACCTTGCACCCGCGCACCGAACTGCGCACCGATGTGATGACCGGCGCTCGCGCCAAAGTCGAGCTTGTGGAACGACACCGTAGTCATGGCCCCGATGGCGGTGATCGATCCGGCGCCGGCCACGGGACAGAGAAGCTTCATTCCACGCAGGAACCAGGCGCCGACCACCGAGTCGGCGCGGAAGCACCACGCAGTCGATCCCGTGATCGTCACATTGGCCGGTGTCGTCTCATCCCCGATGATCGTCACCGATGAAGCGCCGAGGATGCTCTTGAGATTGACCGACTCCGTGTGCGAGCCTGTCACTTGGATGATCACTGCCTGACCCGCGCAATCGAGCATGGCTGCGGTATCAACAGCTTTCTGGATCGTCCGGAACGCGCCGCCGGTCGTGTTGGTGAGCCCCGTGTTGGTGTCGCTCCCGTCGGTCCTGACATAGTAGGTGCGAGTCGACGTTAGCAGCTCGCGCGGCGCGGCGGCGGCGGGCAGCTTGGCCGTGTTGGCAACGGGGTCGATCGTCAACCACGGGATGTCGTCGGCACCGTCGTGATAGTTGATCTGATGCGCCGTCGCAGAGACGATCTTGCGCCACAGCGCGCCCGCCGCGACACTCTGTGGCCGCGACGCGCCGGACGGCAACAGACCAGCGTCGATCCGCGACAGGATCGCGCGTTGCAGCTCCTGCGTCTCCGCCGCCTCATAACGGATCGGGCTGGTCGGCAGGATCGCGTATGCCACGCCGCTCCGGCTTTGCCCTGCCCACGGCAGATAGAGACGCAACGACGTATGCGACAACACCTCCTCGACCGCGCCGAGGAGCCCATCGAGGCTGACCATGTCGCCGACCTCGATCGTCGACGCCCACAGCGTGCCGAGGCCCGTGACGGTGTCGCTCCCCGCCGTGACCGAAATCGTGCCGGTGGTGTAGGGCTCGCCGAGCGCCATGTGTCAGGTCTCCGATTGGTCGATCGTGCGGGTGGCGCCATCCGGGCGCGCGGGCCACGCCGCGATCATCTCGCCGGCCGTCTGGTGACGACCGAGATCACGCAGCGCCGCGCGGTATGTTAGCCATGCCGAGCGTGTGTCCTCAGCCATGGGGCGATCAGGCACGACCATCACGTCGGTCGCATCCAGTTCGGCGTTGCGCGCCGTCCTGACGTACATCAGCCGTCGCAGCCCGGCCTGCGGATCGGGCGACGGCTCCAGCACAGCCACCGGGATGCGCGGCGGGCCGATCGCGACCGACTCGGCCGATAGCGCGACGACACGCATCCCGATCCACTCATCGCCGGGGCCCAATGCCGCGACGGCGGCGCCGTCCAGCGCCTGGGCGGCGCCGCCATCAATTACCTGGATGATTACCCCATCTAACGGATTGAAATGAATATACCGCATCATCGTCACCGTTTGAACGCTGCGAGCGACACTGTGTTCGGCGTTTCGGTCAGCCCACCCCAATCACCAGCCTGAAATTGCAGGGTGATCTGTATTGTGTCAGTGCCGCCGGACGCGGTGTGATGGTAGGTCGAGTCAATCGTGTAGCGCGGGCCCCAAGTTCCAGGAGCAACGGCGATCCCGCCCGACGCATTGACGAGGGTGCCAGCTATCCATAGCCTGACAGATATTGCTATTGTATTTGTATTAACATTTCCGAACCTATACGACGCGGCCCAAAAGATCGGTATAATCTCTCCAGCCGGCGCGGACACTTGAATTTGCACACTAATCGCCGTAGTCCAGTTTGGGTTAATTGCTATACCGCCACCACCAATACCTGGAGACTCAATAGCTCTGTATACTCCTACCGCGCCGCCCTTGATATTGATCGTATCAACCGTAAGCGCCTTGATGTTGGCGCTCTGCGTGATGATCTCGTTCGCCCCGACCTTCTCGGCGGTGATGGATCCGGCCGCGATGTGCCCGGCCTTGACTGATCCGGCCTTGAGCGTCCCGTTGAAAGCGAAGGTCGGGACACCGTCCTCGACCACGGCGACGAAGGCCGGCACCGCCGCCTCGGGGCCATTGCTGCCGAGCGCGATGGTGAAGGTGTCGACCGTGAACGCGACGCCGGCCGTGGTGCCGTCGTCGAACAGGTAGAGCGACTGAACGCGCCGGCCGGCGTCGACCTTGACGCCCCAGATCGCGCCGAGCTTGCCATCGACGTCGGCCACCGCGGCCTGCACCTGCTGGACCGACGCCTCCAGAGTGCCGAAGCGCGCCGTCACCGTCGTGCTCAGCGAGGCCAGCGCCGCAGTGTTGCTCGTCGCCACGGTCTGCACTGTCGAGATGCCGGCCCACGCCTGTTCCGACTGCGATTGCAGATCGCTCTTGATCTGCTGGCGATCACGCCACGTCGCCGCGTCGACCTCGGCCGCCAGCGCCGCGACACGCTGGATCAGCGTCTCGATGGCCCGTTGCGACGCGCCGACCCGCTCGGTCACGTAGCGCCGCAGCCCCTCCTCCATGTTCTCCGGCGCGACCGTCGCGGCGAATGTCGTGAACATCGTGAACACGGTCGGCCCGGGCGATCCAGCGGTGCCGATCGCGTAGGCCAGCACCTTGACCTGTGCGCCAGGCTCGTGGCGGATCTGGTAGCTCCCCGACGTGACGAGCCCGTCCGACACCTCCTCCCAGGTCGCGCCGTCGTCATAGGAGAGCATGACGACATAGCTCGCCGCGCCGCGCGCCGTGCCGCAAGCCCACTCCATTGCGAGGTTGGCCGCCTTCGCGATGCACCGCGCCCGCACCCATGGCACGGTCGGATAGGCGGGATCGGCGGCGTCGCCGATCGACGGCACCACGGGCTCCGGCGGCAGCGGCTCGGCGAGCGCGGTCCACACCTCCGGCGCGTCGTGGCGGCACTCGATCTCGATCGCGTCCAGACCGCTCGGCCGCACCGAGCGCACCAGATAGGACCGCTGGAGCACGGCGAGCGGCCCGACCCGGACCGTCGTCATGTCCTCGTTGTCGTGGGCCAGCACATCACTGAACGACTGGCCGTGGAATGCCTCGACCGCCGCGACGTCGGCGGCATCGAGCGCGATGACGTTCGGCGCCTCCGGATCGGGCTGCGTGACCTTGACCGGCCCCCAATCGCGTCCGCGCCGGTCCCGCAGATAGGCGTAGGTGTCGGCGCCGACCTCCATGGCGGTATCGAGCGCGAGATCGAGCCCGTCGCGGGCCATCACGCCGCCGGTGCGAGCGCTCTCCAGGAACCAGACGTCCGCGACGATCGGATCGCCGCGGCCGACGAGACGTCCTTGCCGATCGGTGGTGAACGTGCGGCTCTGCCGGCGGTAGAAGGCTGCGGCCGCCCGATAGGTCGCGTAGCGGGCGGCATGGCTCCACGATGCGATGCCCTCCGCCTTGATGCGCTGGGGCGTCTGGGTCGCGGCGCCGATCGTCCGTCGCACCTCGCGACGACGGCGCGGGTCGGCATCCGGATGATACTCGACGATGACATCGGCCGGTCCATCGTCCCGCGCAATCTGAAACTCGGCCATCGAGGTGCCGCGCTTGATCTGCCGTCGCGTAAAGACGTGTTTGCGCACCACCTTGGGCTCGTCACGGACCAGCGACCAGATGGACGCGATGACGACAGGCTCGGCACGCAGCGGGCCGAGCACCACGCTGGCCACTTCCTGCACGGGTACCGGACCGCGGATCACACCGTCGAACGTGTCGTCCTCGACGAGCGAAGCGGCGCGCGCCGCGATGGTGGTGACGTCGACGCGATAGTCCGGTAGACCCTCTCCATAGTCTGCCGTCATCACGTCCAGATAGGCCCACACCGCCTTGCGGGTCGGCTGCTCCGTCCACGTCTCTGTGTCGCTGTCCCAGACCCGCAGGATGCGCGTCGCCTTGACCCAGACGTCGGCGAACGCGGTGACGCCGAGCGCCTTTCCGGAGCGGATGCGCAGCGCGATCTCGGTGACGTGGGGACGGACGATCGTCTCTGGAAAGTGAGATCGCAGCCCGGACCAGACGACCGTGTTGACCAGGATATCCCTGTATGGCTGCGCATTTTGCGCGCGCACCAGATAACGGCCAGGAGCGACATCGAATGAGCGCGTGAACCTCTGGGCTCGGCTCCAGTAATGCGTGCCGCCATTGACGTGCAGCGTCGCCCACGGGCCGGTCGGGACGTCGTCCTGATCACACGGCGCGATCTGAAACACCACGCTCCAATTGCCCGGGTAGTTCGGCTCGCTGGTTCCGGTATTGGCTACCCCCATGGGCAGTTCGTAATCGAGCTGAATCTTGCTCGTCGTGCGGCCCGGCTCGCACGACGCGAACGGGCCGGACCATGACGGATTCTCTCCGGGCCGCGGGAGCTCGATGCCGACGACGCTGGGGTGGCTGTAGACCGAGCCCGGCACCAGCGTCGACGTGCCGCCCGGCGGAATGATCTCGACCGCCGTCAGCCCCACATTGGTGCCGCCCTCTCCAGAGACGAATCCGAGGCTGTCGCCACGCCCGCCACCGCCGCCACCGCCCGGCACGGTGTTGAACGGCGGCTGCACGCCGCCGGCCTTGGTCCACAGGACCGACTTTCCGACGTGGATTTCCTCCACGTCGTAACGGCCGACGCCGAGCGTCATCTTCTTGTAGAGGATCTGATCCTCGCCGTCGAACTGCGTGTAATCGGGCTGTGTGAGATCGGGCTGCGACCAGAAGCGGCCGTACCCAACCGGGATGCGGTCTCCCTGCCGCGGCAGGTTGCCACCACCCGAGACGCCGTAGACCGGCCGCGTGTCGCTGTCCTGGCTGTTGGCCTTGGCCCTGGTGGCGAGCGAGATCGCGTAGGCGCCGCCAACGACAAGTCCGGCCTGTAGCATGTAGTTGGCAGCGAGAAATGCGTTCCCGGACAGCAGGAGCCCTGTCGCCGATGATGCGCCGGCAAGGAGAGCGGGCGCGGCGTACGGAGCAATCGCGGCGAGCGCCAACATCGCGACGGCCGAGCCGATCTGCTTCGCCGTGCTCTGCCCTCCGGCTCCGCCACCGCCGAGGGGAATATAGGTGATCAAGACGATCTCGTCGGGCCGGACCAGCGTGGTCGCCCACGCCGCCCGCAACACCACGGTGTGATCCTCCGGCGCGACCGGCTCGCCGGGCCGATGCACCGACACCATGTGGGGCCGGCGGGGATCGGCGCAGCGGGCCATCACGGCCGCGAGGGTGCGCCGGCGGCGCGAGAGCCGGATCGGCTCGCCGACGGGGGTGCCCATCACGGTGCGGGCGATCACGGTCGCGCCAGGGCGCCGCGCCTTGCGGGCGCGGGTGGGCTGCTCAGGTGTGGTCATGATGTCTCAGTCGATCGGGACGAACCAGGTCGGCACCCAGCCGCGCGCCGCGAGCTGGGGCAGCGTGTCGAGGACGACGCCGTGAGGGTCGGCGCTATGGAGGCAGCCGCCGCCATCGAGGTCGAGCCACACCCCGGCATGGATCAGCATGTCGCGCGGTGCGGCGGCGCGGCGCATCAGCGCCACGGCGCCGTGCACGGGCGTCGCCGCCGGGCGCCACCGGCGCCGCTCGTCGTGCTCGGCGAACAGCCTGGCGCGCGCCTGGCGCCCCTCTGCCCCCGGTGGTGGCGCCACGTCGACGACAGCCGGCAGCACGCGGCCGAACAGATCGCGCTGCACGTCGCACACCAGTCGCCAGCAGTGGCGACCGTCGCGAGCCCAGGGTTGATTGATCAGCCCTGAGACGTAAGCTGCGATGGCTGGCTCATGCATATTGGACATCCACCAATGACCAACAAACTGGAGCAGTTGGAACAGCAGGTGCTCGTTGGAAAGGCGCTCGGGCTCATGACCGCGACAGCACTCGTCGAACTTGCCGTCGCTCACATCGCCATGATTGGCGGAGATCAGGAGACCGCCCTCCGACAGACAATCGCAATTGTGCAGAAGACTATTGACGACTTCCGGATAACCGTAAAAACCACAAAAGGTGATGCGGCGTCTGCAATCTCTGACATCAGGGAACGCGAACAGTTGATACTATCTGGATTTGAGGCTGATGTTCGTAGGCGTATAGGACTTCCACAAAACTAGCGTAGAACACGCGATCGACGACAACTTCTGTAACTTCAATATTTACACTTACTTTGGAATACGCACATTCAACCGCAAGCTCTACTTCGCACATTGGTATGTTACTCATTCTGGAGCGCCGGATAGAAGATGGAGTCGTACGTGGCGCGCGGGAACGCCCGGGTGGCCGTCTGCGGCCACGCCACCGTGACCTGCGCCTCCGTGGCGGTGAGCGAGGCGACGCGCAGCTCCAGTCCGGTGATCAGCTCGCCGGGCCGGCTGAGATCCGCCGTCGTGTAGGACCGATAGGTCACGGAGATCGGCGACGTCGCGGCCGTGGCCGCCTCCAGATACGGCAACAGGTGCTGCGACAGCAGATCGATCCCCAGCCGCATCGGGCTCGGCCCACCGTCGTCGACGCCGGGCGGCACCACCGACACGGCGATCGCCGTCCAGGTTACAGGATCGGCGCCCGCCGCGGGCGGAAGATCGACGTCATCCGACACGTTGCAGGCAATGCGTACCGGCTGATCGAACGTGACGTGATCCAGCTCGATCGTCTCGATGATCGTCTCTCCGGCCGGATTGGCGGCCCATGCCTCGCGCATCGCCTCGGTGACAGACACGATCAGCCTCCCAGCACACAGAGCGTGAACGACACGAGATAGTCCGAGCCGATCTCGTCGACCGTCCAACGCCCGCCCTTGATCCAGCAGCGCCGCCACCGATAGCCGACGCCCGGTACCGGGACCTGCATGCGGAAATGACCCGTGCTGCGCCCCAGCGTGCCGACCGCGAAGGCGCGGAAGACCCCGACCTGGGCATCCGTCATCACGATGGCGTAGTCGATGGTCGCCACCACGGTGGCGGCGCGCGCCCGCATGACGTCCGGGCCGTCCTCGACCTCGGTGACGGCCGGCGGCTGGTGACTCTCCGGCCACCGCCTCGGCCGCATGCGCGCCTTGACCGGCAGCCCGGCCGGCCAATCGGGAATTGCCATGCCGTCCCCCTAGCCGATCAGGCTCGGCCGCAGGCCCGCCGCGCGGCCGGTGGCGCTGCGCCCCGAGGAGATCCGCGATGCCAACGCGCGGTCCACCATCGCCTCGATGTCGATCGTGAGACCACCGTCGCGGCCGGGAGAGGCCGAAACCTGGGCGCCCGGCGCGCTGTTGTTGACGGTGACGTTGTACTGCGGGCGCGGGTGCGCGCCCGCCACGGCCGGGAGCTGGAACGCCGGCATGCCGCCGACCGGCCCGCCGGCCGCGAAGCGGGCGACGCCGCCGCTGTTGATCGCCTCCAGCAGCGGCCCGAAGCGCCGGGCCGACGCGGCGCGCACCACATACTCGCCGCGCGAGAGACGCGCCGGGATCGAGTCGGACGTCGACGTGCCAGGCCCGTCGACCCAGCCGCCGGACGCCTTTCCCGTCAGCCCGAATACCCCGGACGACGCAAAGAGCCCCTTGAACACATCGGCGAGCGGGCCTGTCACACTCGATCGGATGGCGATCTTCAACAAGTCGCTCAAGATCGACTGCGTCATGATCCGGAAAGCGTCGGCGGCACTGCGGGTGCCGAGCGCCATCGCGGCCAGCTCGTCCGTGACAGTGCCGAGTCCGGAGGCCGCAAAGCGGTTGAGGGCGTCCGCCACATTGGCGCTCTCGCGGGCGAACGTGGCGAGCGGCGAGCGCGCCTCCTCGATCCGCTGCGCCACGCGGCCATAGGCATCGGCCATCGCCTCGATCTTGGCGCGCTGCTCCGCCGTCACCTCGGCGCTCTCACGGCCGGCCGCCGTGTTGGCCTGCTTGGCGATTGTCTCCAGCTCGGCCACCAGCTTGGCCCGTTCGCGCGCCGCCGTGGTGAGATCGATGGCGCCCGCCTCGGCCTCCATGGCGGCGATGCGCTTCTCGGTCTGGTCGAGGGCGCGGTCGAGGGCGTCACGCGCCGGTGCCGTGGTCTGGTCTGACGCCTTGCGGGTGGGTGCAGCGCCCTCGCCGCGAGAGCCCCATGTGCCGAACCGCGCCGCGAACGAGTCACGCGGCGCATGTTCTGCCGCCTGCTTCTCCAGCGCCGCGATCTCGGCCTTGAGCTTGTCGCGCAACGCTTCGCGGCTGCGCTGCTCGAACCCGAAGAACGCCGGACCGCTGTCGAGCAACGTCTGCACGTTGGCGAGCTGTGCCTTCTTGGCATCGATTTTCGACTGCGGCGTGACGCCGAACTTGTTGGCGACGGCCACCGCCTCGCCGATCCAACGGACGATGTCGGCCCACAGGTCGCGGATGGCCAACGCCTTCTCGGCGAGGCCGTCCCATGACGGCTTCAGCTCCTTGTCGAGACGCTGATACGCCCGCTGCAAGTTCTCGTCGACCTCCTTGGCGCGACGCACCAGCGCGTCGGAGAACTCGATCTTGGACATGTCGTCGAGATTGCGCAGCATCGCCTCGGCCGATGTCTTGCCGAGGCGGATGTTGTCGACGAACTTCGTGCCGAACATGCGCTCGCCGAGATCGAGCGCCGCCGCCTGCTGGCCGAGACGGTTCAGCTCCTCCATGGCGACCAGCACGGCGCGGACCTTCTCGTCCTGCGACTGGGCATCACGGAACAGCACCAGCCCTTCGAGCCGCGTTCCGGCCGACTTGGCGATCGCCTCGTTGTAGACCCGCAGCGCCTTCTCGACATCGGTGATGCGCTCGCCCGCGGTCTCCCACTCGGCGACGTCGATCGGAGACTTCTCGCGAGTTGCGCGGAAGGCCGTATTGAGCGCGTCGTCCAGATCGTCGACGTCGACGCGCAGTCCCTGCGCCTCTGACCGCCACTGCTGGAGAAAGGTCGGAGCCACGCCGAGCGACGACGCCCGCTCCGCCACCTCGATCATGTCGGCAATCTGTCGCCGCACCGCGCCGACGACAGATCCGACCAGCTCGAACGCCACCACCATGCCGGCGACGGCACCCGCCGTCTTGAGCAGCATGCGGGCCGAAGCTCGTGACCACGACAATGCGACGCTGCTGGCCGCATCTTCCCCGGCCGCCATCAGGTGCGAGTTGGCGTCCGCGAACTTCCGCCCGATCGTCTGGAGCGTGTCGGAGACACGCTCTTGCGCCTGCTTGGTGTTGCGCTCGAACTCCTCCATGGAGAGCGAGAGCGGGATGCGCAGCGCCGGAACACCCATGGTCAGCCATCACAGGACGGAGAGAGTTGAGAGACGAGCGCGAGATGTTCCGACGCCATCTCGTCGAACTCGTCGGCGGTCGGTGGCGGCGGCGTTGCTTCGCCGCCGTGCGCTGCGTTGTAGCCGGACAGACACCACGCCAGCTCGATCAGTGTCATATCGTCGACGGCGCGGGGCGGGAAGCCGAGAGCGGCGCCGAGCCCGTAGAGTCCGGAGCGGCGGAGGCGTCCGTCATCGTGGTGAATGTCGGGTCCACGGCCTCCGCCGCCGCCGGTTTTCCCGGCTGATCATCCGGCACGCCGATCAGGACCGCCTCGATGACGGCCCGGGCGACCGCGACACTTTCGGCGAGCGGACTCCCGTCGACATGCCGCTTGACCACCTGCATCGCGCGCTCGGGGGTCATGCCGCCGCCGATCAGGCCGAGCCGGATCGGCTCTCGGACGTCGTGCAGGCACCAGGTGCCGGCGAGCAGCCGCCCGAAGACAGCCGCAATGCCGACGCCGCAGGCATCCTCCAGGGACAGGATGTGCTTGACCTGAGCGAGGCAGAATTGATCCTCGCCGTGAGACCAGACGATGGTAACGGTTCCGTGCGGCATCAGCTCAGCGCCTCCCCGACCGCCGCTCGGATCGCCGCATCGATCTCGTCCTTCTTCTCCCGATACGTCGGGAAGAAGAACGGCTGCGCGGCGACGTGCGCGTTGCCGAACTCGGTGCCCAGCGCATAATCGTACGCAACACCGGAGCCGCCACGAACCTCCCCGGTGGTCGCTTCACCGCCGGCCGTGACCACCAGCTCCAGGGTGTTGCGACCGCGGCGCACCTGCACCGAATCGCGCAATCGCCCGGTCTTCACCGGAGCGGCCTCCTTGATCTCGGATGCCAAGCCGTCGGCCTGATCCTTGATCGCCTGGGCCACCTTGCGCTTCACGGCGAACGGCAGATCGCGGAAGTAGCGCCGCAGCTCGTCGTCGGCCGGCATCACGGCGCTCCCGTCGTCCAGGAGACCGGCCCGTCGCTCTGGAGCTGGAGCGAGACCTGCACCTTGCCGTCGCCCTGGTTGCCGGTCAGCTCGAACGAGGTCAGCAGATAGGACCCGGCGAAGTATCCGGGCGCGGTGAGGCCGAGGACGATGCGCACGTTCTTCGGCGCGCCCGAGAGGAACCAGTCACGCCAGAACGCGAACGTCTCTTCGGCCATCACTCCGGAGCCCGAGACCGTCGACGACAGCGCTTGCGCGACCCGCTCCGTCCACGACGGCGCGTCGGGATTGTCACAGTCGGGGACGTTGCTGTCCGACGTGCTCGCCGAGAAGCTGATGCCCTTGCTGGTGAGGCCGCAGACCTTCGACGTGAAATCCTCCGGCGACGCGCCGTCGCCCGGCCAGATCGAGAGCTTGGTCCACCGCTGCGTGGTCGGCTTCGCCATGTGACACTCCTCCTAGACCGGCTCGGTGCGAGCCGTGAAGATGAGAACGGCATGCTGCGTGAGGCCGTCCGGCTCGGTGATGTAACGGGCCTGTTCGATCTCGATCGAGACGAGACGATGGCCGGTGATGGCGAGATCGGCGCCGTGGAGCGCCGCGCGGATCGCGGCTCCGATCCGCTTGGCTTCGACGGTCGTCGGCTTCGCCGACCAGACGTCGAGCTGCACGGTGATTTCGGCGCCGTCGTACTCGTCGGCGGTCTCCGGCAGCGCCTGCACAACGCCGAACGAGACATAGGGCTTGACCGCCTCGGGAGGCGGCCGATCGTAGATGCGGCCGGAGACGATCGCAGCCACGGCGGCATCTCCCTTGAGCGCAGCGATGATCGCGGCCTGAAGCGGCAACGTGGCGTCGGCCGTCATGCGGGGACTCCGGATTCCGCCAGCATCTCGATGTAGCGACCACGGGCACCGCCCACCGCGGCGATCGACCGGATGTTGTATGTCTCGCCACTCCGGACATCCCGCGCTCGCCAGGCGGATGTCACGGCGGCGGTCTGAACCGAGCGCCGGACCATGATGGTGACGGGGGCGGTCCCGGCGAGCCGCGCCGCCATCACGGTTTCGCCGCCGAGCCGCGGGGTGACGGAGGCGGCGACGACGAAGCCTTCGACCCATTCGGCCTCGACGCCCCCATACTCGTCGCTCGTCTCCATGCGACGATCGAAAGCGATTCGTCTGTCGAGCGAGCCGGCACCCGTGCGGCTGATCGGCATCTCATCACCTCGTCAGCCGAAGACGCGGAAGGGCAGGATCAAGGTGTCGACATCGGCCGGCAGCACCGCAGCCGGCGCGGTCACCACCGTCTCCCGGTGCTCGTACAGCGTGCCGAGCTGGAGCAGCACCCACTCCTTGATCGCGGCTGGTAGGCTGTCTTCGCCTCCGGCAATCGCATAACCGGCAGTGTACCTGATCCGCACCGACTCGTAGTCGCCGCGCGCGGAGGGCCACGATCCGCCGTAGATAGGTGTGACGAAGCTTCTATCGGCCGGCCGGAGGAACACCCGGTAGTGGACGAACTCGGCCAGCGTACGGGTGATCCCATCGAATCCGTCGTACTCGATCGAGGCAATCGCCGTGCATGGCGGATACGGTAGCTCGATCTTGCCGCACGGAAAGTGCGGAAACCGTAGCTCCCATGTGGCGGGCCGCAACGCGCGGCCGAGCACGCCGCCGAGCGCCGGATCGAGCTTGGTCGCGACAGCCGCCACTAAGCCGGTGATCAGCACGTCGTCGTCGCTGTGGTCGACGCGCAGGTGCCGCTTCGCGTCGTCGAGAGAGACGAGCGGCACCGTCGGCGCCGTGATGAGTACCGGGGTCATGATCAGTCGTCGACCAGGATGTGGAACGTGCCCGTCTTGGCATTGCCGCCCTGGGCGATCACGATCTTCACACGATCGCTGGCGAGCGCGATCTTGTCCGCCACCGCGGCGCCGCCGGCGGCATAGAGCAGCGCCGCCCCCACCTGCGAATGAGTCGGCTGCCGCGGTGCGCGGACCGCCGACGCATTCACGTTGCTCTCGCTCCACAGGCCGACGCCGGTCGCCTCGCCCGTGATGGCGAAGTCCACGCCATCGGCGAAGTCGCCCTTGACGTACTCGATCTGCTCGATCCTGCCGGCGATCCGCGGCGAGTAGGCCGTGGCGGAGCCATCGGCCGCGGTGGTGACGGTGACCTTGTATCGTCGCATGGTGATCTCCTCAGAGCATGGTCAGCACGCTCAGTGCTTATTGCCGCGCTTCCCGCGCGTGGGTTGGTCGGCCTGCTGGGTCTGGGTGTGCTCCGCGCTGGCGGCGCCAGCGGCCTCGGACTTGTTGGCAGGCGGGGGCTCGGACTTGTTGCTCGGCGCCGGCGCCGCCTTCTCGGCGACCTCGATCACCCTCGCGAGGCCGCGCGACGCGAGCTTAGCGCCCTCGCCGTCTTCGATCTCGAATTCCTCCCCGGCCGCGATGACGTCAGGCCGGACGGCACTGATGTGGAGCTGATCCACGGCTCGCATCTTCATCGTTCTCTCCCTGGTGGCGGGCCGCCCGCGTGCGGGCGGCCCTGATGCGGACGCCGTCACGCCGCCAGGGCGGTCGCGAACGTGCCCTTGATGAAGGCTTCGGGCCGATACACCGCGAGAGCGAGCCGTTGTTCAGCCAGGATCGTCACGAGGTTCTTGCGGAAGTTGTCCGAGTCCTCGGTGCTGATCTCGACCGTGGCGTCGGCACGGTCGAAGATCTGGGCGCCGAGCTGGAAGGCGCCGACCAGGAAACGATCGAGCGTCATCGCCTGCGTCTCGACCACCGGCAGCCGCCACAGCCGCGGCTCGACGCCGCCTTGCGGATTCGCGAACAGATAGGCGCCCTCGTCCGTCTTGGTCAGCTCGATGTCCGCCCAATCGGACGGGTGCATCACGATGCCGCTGGCCGGATACTCGGACAACATGGCCTGGAGCATCGCGAGACGGATCACGTCGATCTTGGTGAGATTGCCGGCCGCGGTCGGGACGATCGGGGCGGCGTAGGCGGTCGCCTGCGTGTAGATGCCGTTCAGGTCCGTCCCGGTGCCGCCACCATTGAGAAGCTGGTTCTCCTCGACATACATCAGGCCGTAGCGCAGCCGCCCGTCGATGTAGCTCTGGAGCTGGGGCACGTCGTCGAGGATCTGCCGGGTCGCCAGAACCCAATGCGCGATGGTGGTGACCGCCGTGGTGGCGATGTCGAACTTGATCTCGGACTGCGGCTTCGTCGGCGCGCTCGTCTCCGACACCGTGGCAGCGGCATTCGTGAACCCGGTCTCCTTCACGTACTGGATCGCGTTCGAGCTGGTGCGGCCGGGCGTGATCAGATCGCGGATCGTCATGCGCCGCTGCGGCAGGCCGAGAATCGCCGCCTGCCGCTGCGGGACGATGAGGTCGCCGGCGGACCCATCGGCATCGGTGGTGAGCGACGAGATGATCGCCTTGACCGCGATGTTGACCTTGCCACGCCGCGAGATGAGCGACTTGATCTCGTCCTCCCGCCCCTGCGTGGCGCGCTGGCCGAGCGTCATCGGGCGATCGTCATCGTGCGCACCGCGCCGGGCCATCTTCTGTTCGATCTCGGTGAGACGCGCGCTGATCTCGTTGTACTTGATCAGCGCATCGTCGGCCGCCTTCTTGGTCTCGTCCGTGACCTTGCCGAGGTTCTTGATCTCGGCCTGGGTGGCCTCGGCCTGCTTCTTCACGTCGTCGGCCGCGGCCTTGAGCTCGCGCGCCAGGTTCTCGATCTGCTTCAGATCGTTGTCCGGATCAGCCATGATGATGATGTCCTCAGGTGGTGGAAAACGCCTTCGCCGCGGCACGAAGCCGGGCCAAGGTCTCGCTCGCCGCGCCCTCGGACTCGCTCCGGAGCAGATGCGACAGGCCGCGATTGGCGATCGCCGCGGCCTGCGTCTTCGAGAATCCTGCCTCGCGCAGGAAACGCTCGAACTCTGGAAGCGACGGCAAGGTGCCGTCGACAAGGGCCTGCTTCACGGCATCGATCCGCGCACGGCGGTTCGCCGGGAACGACACGATCGACACTTCCAGCAGGTCCAGCTTGACGAGCTTGCGCGGCTCGCCGTTCTGCGCCGGCTCGGTGTCGATCTCGCGATAGCCGATCGACAGCCCCTGAACTGCGCCAGCCTTGAGCATGATGGCCGCCTCGTCGGCGCGGCGCACGCCCTTGAGAAGCACGCCACGACCCCACAAGCCCTTCGAGTCCTCGGCGAGATCGTCCCATACTCCGACCGGCTCGTCGGGATTGTGCTGCCACAGCATGAGCGGCTTGGTGCCTTCGCGCCTGTGGCGCGCCAGGCTTTCGACGAAAGCACCGGGCAGCACGACCTCGTTGTAGCTGTCGCGCACGCCGTAGACGCTGGCATATCCCTCGAACGTGCCAGCGATCTCGTCGACCGCCTTCACCTGGAGAGCGAAGTCCTTGGTCTTCATGCTGCTCATGGCGCGGGCTCCAGAATCGGGTCGCCCGGCGCCGGCTGCACCCGGGCTGCCGGGACCTTGCCGAGCATGTCGAGCGGGACAAGATTGGACTGGACGGTGAGGACGTCGCCGCCGGGCATCGGCGGGCGGTTATCGAGGGAGCGCCCCTCGTTGCGGGTGAGATAACCGTTCTGCGCCAGCGACGAGAGAAGCGCAGCGCGCCCCGTGCTGTCGGCCCGCAGCAGACCCTCGACGTTGAACTCGGCAAACACGGTCCGCCGTTCGCCCGCCGCGATCAGGCGCTTCTTGATCGCCTGCTCGATCCTCGTAAGGTAGGGGCGCAGGCCGAGCGTGAGCCAGCCGAGCATGATCTGCTCGATCCCGCTGCCCCACATCGTCTGGCCCTCGGCGGCGTGGCCGATCAGGATCGGCGGCACCCGGTGCCAGCGGCAGATCTCTTCCACGGAAAATTTCCAGCTCATCAGCATCTCGGCATCTCGCGGCGGCAACGACACGGCCTTGACGTCGAACCCGCCCTCCAGGATGCCAGCCGCGGCTCCTTCGGCGCCGAGATACGGATCGATGAAGGTCTTCCGGAAATCGCTGCGCTGATCGGGCTTGAGGATGACCCCGCCCGGCGAGGTGAAGAATACCGAGGACTTCATGCCTTGCCGGAACAACGTTCCGGCCGACGCCGCCACGCCCTCGGCGATGCCGAGCGACTGGCGCGCGCAGGCGACCGGCGACAGGCCGAGTGGGCCACCGGCCCCAAAGCCGCGGACGTGGAAGACCGCATCCTCGGTCAGATCGTAGCGTCGGCCCCGATAGGCGAAGCGATAGCGGATCGCACCATCCCGATCGACCCGAACGTCCATGTCGCCGGGCGCGGCCGAGAGCGGCGTCAACGCGACCAGCCTCCCGCCCGCGAACTCCTTGAGCGCGAATGCGTTACCGAACGTGCAGAGCGAAAGGACCACGCCCTCCCAAAATTCCGCCGCGGTCTGATCTGCGTTCGGACTGTCGTGGATCAGCGCGTACAGGGCGTGATCGCTGTCCGGCGCCTTGCTGCCGTCCGCGTTGCGCCGGTACACGGCGAGCGGCAGCGTCGCGACCGTCTCGGCGATCAGCCGGACGCAGGCCCACCAGGCCGCGAGCTGCATGGCGCCGTCCGGCCCCACGTCGCGGCCCGCCCAGGTGTCGGACTTACCGCGACGGCCGTTGTCCGGGTCCTGCACCTTGAGCGCAGGTCGGCGCCACCACTGCATCAACCCCCAGCTCATGCCATCACCGCGTTGCGGAGGAAGTCGTCCAGATCGACTTCCGGCACATCGTGTGCCGCGAGGCCGAGCGCCATCACGAGCGCCACGATGCCGTCGATGCGGATCGACGAGGCGTCCTTGTCCGGCTTGATGTTGTCGGCCGCGTCGGTGGCGACCGCCGCCGCCTTGGCGTGACGCCACAGCACGGGATGGCCGCCGTGATGGAAGCCGTTCTTCAGCACCAGTTGCTCCAGCACCTTCGCGGGTGCCGACATGGAGGCGAAGCCCTGGCCGAACAGCACGACGGGCAAGCCCTCTTGCGTGAGCTTGACGCTCGTCTCGACCGCGTTCCAGCGGTCGATTGCGAGTCCGCCCTGGTGCGGCTCGCGATTGGCCGCGCCGGTGAAGGCGATCTTGTACCGCTCGGCGTCCTCCAGGATCTGGCGGCGGATGAACTCGTAATCCACGACGTTGCCGGGCGTGGTGAGCAGCGCGCCGTCCTGCACCCATCGATCGTAGGGCAGGCGATCACGCCGCGCGTGCGCCTTGACGAGCTGTTGCGGCTTCCAGAAGCGCGGCAACACGACCGGCGCCTCAAGACCTGGCTGCGCCGGAAACCACCACACGAGGCCAGACAGATCGTTGACGGCGGAGAGATCGAGGCCGCCGAAGCAGCGTTTGCCGACCAGCATCTCGGGCAGATTCTGCCACGGCGTCGGTCCGACGCAGTGCGCCCAGCCGAAGCGATTTCCGTCGTCGTCCACCGCGTCGTCCGGCAGCCACTTCACGGACTGATCGGTCCACATGTTGAGGCGGTAGCGTTTGAAATCGTTCTCCAGACGCGGGAGCTGACGCGCGCGATTGAAGTCGGCCATGAACGTCTCGATCTTGACGCTCTTGCCCCAGTTCGGGTTGGCCTTGCGCCACGTCTCCTCGCGCGTCCAATCGTCGTCCTCGCCGGGCGCGTAGACCACCACCATGGTCTCCGGATCGTCGACGTCGCCGGACAAGATCGCCTGGCACTCCTGCCACACCTCTTCGCCGTGGGTGCCTTTCTGGCCGGCCGTGCTGATCAGGAATTCGAGCGGCTGACGGCGCGCCGCGGCCGAGTCGTGCACGAAGGTGTAGAGATCACCGCCCGGCCACTCGTGGATCTCGTCACCGACGAGCCCGCTCATGTTGAGGCCGTGCTTGCCCTGCGGCTTGCCGGAGAGCGGCCGGAACGAGGCGTTGAGCGGCGGGCAATAGATCGACTCCTTGAGACAGATCAGGCCGGCACCGTCAGGAGGCGCGGCCGTCAGCGCATGCGCGCGCTCGACCATGGTCGACGCCTTGCGGAACACGATCGCGGCCTGATCCTTCTCGCTCGCGATCGAGAACACCTGACCTCCCATCTCGCCGTCACCGAGCAGCATCAGCAACGCGATCCCTGCCGCGAGTTCCGTCTTGCCGTTCTTGCGCGCGATCCAGATGAACACGCGGCGAAATCGTCGCGTGCCGTCGGCGCGCTTCCAGCCGAATGCCGGGCGCACGATGTCATGTTCTTCCCACGGCTCCAGGACGAAGGGCCGGCCGGCCCATTCGCCCTCGGTGAACACGAGGTGATCAGGGAAGAACCGGGCGGCCGCATCGGCCGCCGCCTCGTCGTACCAGTACGGGCCGTCGCGCCAAACCGCGCCGTCCCACGTCGCTTTCGGCCACCGCGCCAGAGCAGCGGGGCGCGGTGGCTCCGCTCTCGTGCGCACCGCCATGTGATCAGTTCAGGTCGCGGCGCAAAAAGCCGATCGGAGCGGCCGGCTGCGCCGGAGGCGTGGGAGACGCGGCCGGATCGTCGGGCCGCCGCTCGCCCGACGGAGTGCCTAGCTTGGCCATCGCATCGAACAGATCGCCGCTGACGCCCGTCTGCGCGCGCGCCGCGAAGATGCGCTGCCGCTCGGCGGGGTTCAGGCCGAACCGATCCTCGGCGGCGAGAAGCTGCCGCTCCACGCGATCGGCGATGCCGAATGCCGGATGCGCGCGCCGCAGCTTCCCATGCTGCGACTCCGTCCAATAGACCTCGCCGTCCTTGGCGAGCATGCGCTGCATCTTGAGCCACTTCGCGAAGTTGGCGCAGTACCGCGCGAACGTCATCGCGTCGGCGGCTGTGAGCAGCTTCGCGGCGTAGAGCGCCGGCGCGAGCCGCGCCCAGATCTTCCGCCCGTCCTCCTTGAGCCATGCCGGTGCAGCCGGCATTCCCGTCGGCGCGACGATCGCAGCCGTCGACGATGGTGCACGCGGCTTGCGCGCGCTGCGCACCGCCTGCTTCTGCTGCTTCACGCCCGCCGGCTCTGGTCGTCGACCACGCATCCGATGTGCCTGTCCAAAAAAAAGATTCCCGATTTCTCAGCATTTCCGCGCGGAGTTACCCAGCCGGTCCGGGACCGAGGCGCGTGGACTTTCGACCCCCCCTACCCCCCGAGGGTCGGGTCCAGGTCTCGCGTCAGCGCGGCCGCCTCGCGGCTGTCGAGCCGGAGGGCCGATGCCGGCAGCGAGCCGGCGCGCCACCTCACCTCGAGCTGTTGCTTGACGACGTCGTGGTGCCACCGGCAAGCCGGCTGCCAGTTGTCTCGATCCCACATGAGCGACTGATCACCACCGTGCGGGACGACGTGATCAGTCACGGTCGCCGGCTCGACCCGACCCACCGCGCTGCAGCCGAGGCAGAGCGGGTGCGCTCGCCTGTACGCTCCGCTCGCTGCATCCCACCTCGCTGAGTATCCACGCTCGCGCGCGCTGCCGCGGCGGGCGTCATGGATCTTGCGCTGGTCTGACGGCGATCGCGCCGAGCGTGGGCGATAGAGTGGCGGCTTGCTGGGCATCCTGCCCTATAGACGCGACAGCCCCGGCCGCATCGCTGCGTCGGGGCTGTCTACTTCACTTTGCCATCAGCGGCTTGTGAGTCTCGTCTATTCACGCAGGCTCAGCACTCCGGGTGGCTACCGGGTGGCTGTTGGGGTGGCTGGCCGATCAGAGCTTGGCGACCTGTGCGATCGGCAGGTCGATCGGGATAGTCCTGCCAAGCAGGGCAACAGCAACAGTGATTCTCTCGTCACCGTCAATCTGCTCAATCGGCAAGTCGAGCCCCCTTTCCACCGTCACGTCATGCCCGGTCAAGCTACCGGACGTCACACGCACGGTCTCTCCGGGAGAGAAGACCATGCGCGCCGGCATGTGACCAGGCACGGCGCCGTCGACCTCACATCCCTTGAGGCGGGCGATCTCCGCATCGCTGATCATGACCGGCAGGTTGTCACGACACAGCATGCCGGTGAGCCCGCCGAGACGGAAGATGTCGTGCCAACCGTCGCTCAGCTCGACATGCACGAGGAAGTACCGCGGCCACAGCGGCGCGATCTGTGGCCGCAGAATCTCGATACCCGAGCGCCGCTGTGCCTGGCTCAGCTTCTTCCGCGGCAGCGGGCGCAGCTCGCGTATCGACGGATAGTAGTGCTCGATGCCCCGGAGTTCCAGCCACTCACGCACCTGCCGATCGCTGCGGCCGACGGAGCGCACGAAATACCACTGCCGGCCGAGCCCGCTGCCGATGCGCCGGAGCGCCGCGGCCATCACGGCATCCCACGGCCGCACCACGGGCTCCACCCGCTCGCCGATCCGCCATCCGTCACTCGCCGCCAACATCGCTCGCCTCCGCCTTCGCCGCCACGGCCTCGCCGCCGTCGTCCACCGCATCGAGCGGGCCGGTCGGCGGCGAGCGGGCCGGCGGCCACTCGCTCGGCACGCGCGCCCCGACGATCCACTTCGGCCCCTCGATCGGACCGCGCGGCGTGTTGAGCACCACGGTCTCGCCGGGCACCCGCTCACGCTGCGGCACCAGCCGCACGCCGAGCGGCGCCAGCCACTCGGACCAGCGATGGAACCGCGCCGAGCGCTCATCGACGATCGGCCACGACGAGACGAGCTCGTCGGCGAAGCGGGCGAGCGCGAGCACGCGATCGTCCGGGAGTGGCCGCATGAAGGCGCCCTCGCCCTCGCCGTCCGGCCGCCGGCCGGCGCGCGGCATTGCGCCACGACGGATCTCCGCGAGCACGGCGCGGCCCCGCCACTGCGCCGAGTCGAGCGCCACCCATTGCGGCGCCGGCTCGTCGGCAGGCGCGAACCGGGCGTGTTCGGCGAACAGCCTGGGGTCGCGCAAGAACCGCGCGGGATCGAGCACGGATCGCTTCGCGTTGCGGCGGCGCTGTTCGGCGAGGCCGCGCGCGCCACGCAGCGCCTGCGCCCGCTCGGCGGCGCTCAAGCCACTCCACAGCGCCTCGACCAGCGCCGGGCGATTGCTGCTCTCCGGATAGACCCGTCGAAACTCTTCAAGGCCGCTGGTGTCTGGCACAGCCTCGCGATCTGGTTCCTCTCGCCCACCCTGCGGCATCGCCGCGAGGGAGGGGGCTTTGGGGGTAGGAGATGGATTCTTGGACGGACTCTTATGAGAGTCGCACGAGTGAGACTCACCGAGTCTCACGGGTGAGACTCGCTCAGTCTCAATTTGAGACTCGACCACAGTCTCAAATTGAGACTCGGGCTGTGCGGCACCCTCGTCCGCCTCGGTGGACCGCTCGTCGGCGCCGCCGCGCAACACGATCTCGCGCTCGTTCTCGCCCGCTGCATCACGCAGCCTGATCACGCGCCGGCCGGTCTCCCGGTCCTGCACCAGCTCGTATTCCACCCTGGCATCGAGATTGAGCCGGATTTCGTACTCCCGCTCGCCCCGCTCGCCGTGGCGCAGGAACCGGGTGAGCAGGCCCACCCGCTCCAGCTCGTCCAGCCGGCGGAACACGGTGGCGCGCGACTGCCGCGAGATTTCGGCGATGTCGTCCGGATCGGCGTGGCGGCAAATGCCGCGCTCGTTCGCGCGGTCGGCGATCACCAGCAGCACGACTTGCGCCGACGGCCCGTCGGGCCGCTGCTGCATGGCCCAGTTCATCGCGACGATGCTCACGGCGTCACCACCTCACCCGCCGCCTGCGGGGCTTCGCCCTCGCACGGTGGCGTGCGGCCGGAGCCGTCATCGGCACGCACACCACCGCGGCCGCCGCGGCGGAACTCCACCCATGGCCGCACGCCCGGCTCGTGTCGCGTCACTCTGACGAGCCCGCAGGCCCAGCACGCCCGCTCCGTCGCGTACTCGGTGCGGTAGGGGTCGGACCAGGTGTGCCGAAGCCGTGTCATGCTTGATCGCCCGCCGACGTCCCACGAACCCACGGCGTGATCACGAGCGTGACCGGGTCAATCGTGTAGACCGGCTTGTCGGCGCGCCGGAACACGCGAATCTCGTGGGCGATGCCGCGCGAGCGGTGCCAGCCCGCCATCTCCGCCACATACAGCGTGTCGGCCGCCGCCATCATGGTCTCGTCGAACGGCAGCCAGATCTCGTGATCCACCGGGCTGATGCCGCCATGCACGGCGATCGGATGCGTGTGCGCGATCGGCGAATAGACCCGCAGCCCCTGCTGGATCAGCCGGGCCGCGAGCGCGCTCGCATCCTCGAATGCACGCTCGATGCCGTGCGGATAGTGCGTGTAGGGCGTCGCCAGATAGATCAGCCCCGGCGCGGTTCGCGCGGCCGCGGCGGGAATGGGCGAGGCGGCGCCGGGCCGATCGTCCGTGCCGAGGCCGCGCAGCTCGGCCGCGATCAGGATCGCGAGCCGCGCCCCCGCGTGCCAGAGATGCGACCGACCGGACGCCGCGTCGACGCCGTCACGCAGCCACCACGCCGCGAGGTGGCGCTGCAGCGCCGACCAGTCGTCCGACCAAGCGCGACCGCGTCGCCAGTCGTCGCCGCCCGGACCGTCGTGCTTCTGTGCGCCATGGCCGAACATGCTGACGATGGCGCGGAACGCATCGAGCGGCGCGATATGCCACGGGTCTTTCATCACCTCATCACCTCCGGCATCTCGTTGTGCTCGCGGCCGTCGAGCCGCCGGCCGGCGCGCGCCTTGCCGACACGGACCATCCATTCGAGGCCGGGGGCGTCGGCAGCGTTCCACCGCGACGGATCGGGTGATGTTCCGTCTGGTAAGAGCGGCGTGCCTGCTACAGAGGACATCCACTCGCCCCACTGCTTGAAGAAAAACGGGACACCCGCAGCCGCACACTGATCACGAAGGTCGCGCGCCCAATCGGGATGCATCGGCCGCGCTTGCGGGCCGCTTTCGCCGCCGACGATGACCCAGTCGAGACCGGACCCGCTCACGGGCGCCCCGTCGGTTGATGGACTCCGTCCGATCGCGTGGTCGAGCCGATCGTCACGATCGGCGATGGCATTGAGACCGCCGACAGACCGCAAATTGATCGGCCCGAGCAACGGTTCGCACGACACAAAACGCACGGCCGCCGGCGTCGCCAGCAGATGCGGGATACGCTCGTCGGCGCACCGCTGATCCTCGGCGGAAATGCCGAGCCAGATGCGCGTCGGCGGCGAGGCCGCATCGTAGTGGAACGCACTCCATGCCCAATCGCAGCGACGGCGGGCGACGACACGCCAGAACTCATCGCTGTTCAACAGCTCACGCATCCTGGCCGCACGCTTGGTGAGGATCTGGATCGTGTGGCCATGCTCTACCGTCGCGGACACTGCCATTGCGTACAGCGTCGCGATCTCATCGAGCGTCAGTGCTGCATGGAACCAGTCGGCGGTGCTGGACGCGAAGATCAGCGCTGGCTTGCGCCACCGCATCGGCAGGTCGAGCCGATCCCACTGCACCGCGACACGGCCGGTCCATCGAGCGCCGGCTGGCGTGCGCTCCGCGATGCCGTGGCCCCACATGCCGGGCTCGCTGAATCTCCCGGCCATCCGCTCGGCATAGCAGTTGCGGCAACCTTCCGAGACGCGCGTGCATCCGCGGATCGGATTCCAGTCGCTGCGGCCGGTCCACTCGATCTTGCTCGCCATCTCACGTCTCCGTGGTTTCGGACGGCGCCGGTCGCCGCAGGAAGGCGGGAATATCGAGCCCATCGTCCTCGGGCTCCGCATGCCGGGCCGACCGCTGCGACACGGCCGGCCCCTCCCGAGGCATGCGACTCACGTCGCTCTGGCTCACCTCATGCGAGGACTCCACGGTGGGTGATCCGGCCGACTGGTCGTCCGCCCCGGCCGGGTAGGCGGTTTCGGTGCCGGCGATCTCGCCGGTGTCGATGTCGGCATCTTGCGCCGGCGGCTCGGCCTCGTTGCCCCACGCATCCCACCCCGGGCGCGGCGGCCCGCGGCGGTTCAGCTCGATCTTGGCGAGGCTCGGGTAATAAGCCTCGACCAGCGCCAGAAACTGTTCGGGCTTGGCCGAATGCGCACCGACCGGCGCTTCGATCAGGCTGTCCCACTGCGTGCCCGGAGCCGGTGCCGGCGGGGCGCCGCGGGTGCCGACCAGCAGCAGCTCGTGCCTGTTGCGGTTCCAGTAGCCGGTGCCGACGCGATCCTTGGCCCAGACGAAATGACTCACGTAGCGGAAGCCCCATGCCGCCATCACGCGCAGCGCGTCGGGAAGCATCGGCACAGTCGCCCACAGGAACAGAGCGCAGTCGTCGGCCGCGATGGCGCCCACGTCGCGCGCCGCGATCTCGTCGGTCGAGCTGGTCGGGTAATGGTTGTCGGCGGCCCGATCGAGCCCAGTTTCGCGCGATCGCACGGCAAACCGCCACTCCGGATCGGCGAGAATCACGCCGTAACGACGCTGCGGCAGCGCGCATTGCCGTGCGCCGAGATCGGCCTCACGGGCGGCGCGCGCGGCCTTCTTCAGCTCGATCTTGGCCGAAACCTTCTCGCCCGCCGCAGCCCTATCGATCAGCTCCGCGGCGCGGGCCGCGTCCGTCTTCCGCAGCTTCGCCAAGGCGTCCAGCTCTTCCCCTTTGTCGAGCGAGGTCCGCGCCACCTTGGCGAGCGCGGCCCCGCCCAGGGCTTCCCCCCGGGTGCAGTCCCTTCGGATAGTCGACGAGGCTTGACCCGTCGCCGAGGCCGCAACTTCGTCGTAGCGAGCAGCCGGTTCGGAAGTTGGTTGCTCAACTTGAGCAACCAACTCTGCCTTGGTGCGACCGTTCCCGGCTGCGTGCCGCTTCGTCTCCGGGTGCAGCTCCTGCCAGATCGCCTTGCGGCGGGTGTTGTACGACGCCCGCTCGGCGGCCGAGAGGTCGTTACGTGCAAGGTTCTCGTCGATCAGCATCAGCTCGGCGCGCAGATCGTCGACCTCGACCACGACAGCCGGAATCGTCGTGCGCCCGAGCTTGCGAAACGCCTTCACGCGATGCATCCCGGCGATCACCTCATAGGCGTCGCAGGTCTGGCCGGCGCGCGAGCGTTTGGCGGGCCGCACGGTGATCGGCTGCATCAGGCCGTTCTCGGCGATGCTGGCCGCCAGCACATCCACCGAGGCCGAGTCTACCGGCCGCGCCGCCAGACTGGGATAGCAGAGATGAAGGTCGATCTCCGGCATCACGCCTCTCCGGTGAAAGGCGTGCCGCGCGGCGCCAGGCTGGCACCGAGCACCTTGCACATGGTGAGCTGCCGGCCGCCGAACCAGGCGTTCCAGGCATGCACGGCCGCCTCGGCGAGGTCGTATTCGCTGGTCGCCCGCTTCGCCGAGAGAAAGTGCGAGTGCAGCGCGCCCCGCGGATCGCCGACCAGGAGCCCGTTGTTGCGGATCGACGGCCCCCAGAACTCGCGGGCCTTGGCATTCTGATAGCGCAGCGTGACGAGCGCGACGGCGAACACGCCGCCAGCCCGGTACCGTCCGGTGCGCTGACCGATGCCCTGATCGAGGCAGGACTGATAGTCGATCGCCCACGGCTTCCAGCGCATCGCGAAATCGCGCTTCACGTCGAGATCGCGGGTGTCGCGCGGGCGCTGCGACGGCGCGATGCGCCGCCGCCCGATCATCAGCATCGGAACGGACCGGAGCAGAAGCGCGGCCGTCGCCGGCCGAAGGCCGCCTTCCGCGCTGTCGTGCAGCCCGAGCGACCGGCTGACCTGTGTCAACGAGCGCTGGCCGCCCGGCTGATCGAACCGGCAGTAACAGGCATCGACCTCGTCCCGCGACCGACAGTCGTACACTTCGATGCGGAACGCCTGCGCCTGCTGCGCCAGCGTGATGGCGTTGAGCCGGTGCTGGCCGTTGACCAAGAAATAGCGGCCATCGCAACGGGCGAACGCAATCTGCGTGTTCTGCATGAAGGTGCCGTGCTCCATCGCCGCGGCGAGAAGCAGGGCACGGTCGTCGTTCAGGGCGCGCTGCCCGTCGTAGGGGCATTCCGCGAGCAACCGCGCCGCCAGGTCCTGATCGATCCGAAGCGACGCGCCGGACACCAGAACCTGATCGAAAGACGGCGAGCTGATGATCTGCACCACGTTCATTGCTCTCTCCCGACTTGCCATTCCACGGGCATCAGCGTGTGCTCCCGAGCCGGACGACGTTCCCGCCGTCGTCGCGGTCGCCGGCCGGCGCGTCGTCCGGGACATCGCACGAACGCGGGAGGGGCCATGGCATCATGCCGACCGCATGGTCCTTGGCGCCGAGCGACCACAGCCGTGGCTTGCCGGCATCGGGGTGAGGTTGCACGGCGGCGATCAGCCGCTCGACGACGGCGTGCTTGGTCATGTCCCAGCCGCACCGTGGGCCGACCACGATCTGCCGTTTCAGATTCTCGCACCACGATCTGATCAGCGCGGGCGTCGCCGTCGCGAACGCCTCCGCGAGATGCCGCAGCCCCTCACGGCCGAGACCGAATGGCGCGAGGTAGCGCGCCAGGATGCGTTCGCGCTCGAACTGGCCCGGCAGCTCGATCGCGATCTGAATGTCGAACCGCCGCCACACGGATTCGTCGATCGACTGCGCGCTGTTGGTCGCCGCGATGATGAACGACGGATAGGCATCGAGCCGCGCCAGGAGCGTGTTGATCATCGCATTGTGGTCGTGCTCGGCCGCCTCGTTGACGCCGGACCGCATCCGCTTCTGCGCCACCGTGTCGAACTCGTCGAAGAACAGCAGCACGGGCGTCTCGATCGCCTCGGCCTGATCGAACACATACTTGATGTTGCTGGTGCCGGTGCCGAGATAGCGACCGTACACGTCGTCAGGCCGCACGATCGCCATCGGCAGGCCGAGCCGCGCCGCGAGATGGTGCGCCAGCGTGGTCTTGCCGGTGCCGGCGCCACCGGCGAACAGCGCACGCCGCCGGGGCTTGACGCCGACCGCCATCAGCTCCGGCTCAGTCCAAATCTCCTCCAGCCATTCGAGCAGCGCCTGGCGAACGGGGCGCGCCAGGATCGGCTCGATGGCCTCGTCCGGCTGCACGATCTCGGCGAACGCACGGGCCATGGATCAGTCCTCGCTCGGACCCATGCCGTCGCCGCCGTCCTCGACACGCCAGCCGCGATCCCAGTGAGGGCGGTTCGGGTGGCCGTAGGGGAACGGATTCTGGATGATCGGCACGTCCGCGCGGCGAGCGATCCGCCCGAGCGACTCGGCCTCGTCCGCGCTCACCACCGGGACGGACTCTTTCGGCGCCGTCGGCTTCTTTCGCCCGTCGGCGGCGACCGGCTCGACCGGCTTCTCCACGACCTCGGTGACCGCGACGTTGCCGTCCTTGTCGCGGCTCAGGCGGACCGGCGAGCCGCCGGCCTCGATCGTGATCGATCCGTTCGCCGGCACCAGCGCCTTCGCGGCCTCGATCACCGCTTCCTTGACGGCGATGTCCACGCTCATCAGACCGACCGCGCGGAACAGCGGCGGCTCGCTCGCCATGCCCATGGCGTGCATGTACAGGTCGCGCAGGGTCTCGCTCTCCTGCCGCTCAGACGGCTTGAGCTTGCGCTGCTTGACCACGTAGCGCACCGCCGACGGCACGAACCCCTGCGCCTTCGCCTCCGCGCAGATCGCCGCGATGTTGTCGCTGTGCTGCTTCTTCTGCGCCTCCTCGTTCTCGATCCGCTCCACGAAATTGCGCAGCGTCTCGCCCGCGAGCGTGTTCCGACCCACCTGATTCATGATGCTTCCTCCCGCTGGCGCGCGTGGGCGCGCGATCTCCTCACACCAAGCCCTTCTCCACCGCGAGGCGTCGCGGCATCGTCACCACCACGGCGCCGGCGCCGCGGTGCTCGTACTCGATCGCCGATTTCGGCAGCCACACCCAGCCGCGGCCGGGCGCCGCCGGGTCGGTCACCGCGATGGCGAGCGGCTTGTCCATGCGCAGCACGAGTGCGAGATCGACCAGATCGGCCCGCACCGAATCGTTGCCGCGCACAGGCTCGTCGCCGTGGCGGCCGCGCGGCGCCTCGCGCTCGCGCATGAAATCGAAGGTGTCGCGCTCGCGCATGTGATCAGACTCCGGAGACGTGCCGGACGAGAGCGTCGTCGGAGCGGGGCGCCACGACACGGCACTGGGCGCCCCGCCCCTGCGGGGCCGACCGGATCGGAATGGCCGGCCCCCTCCACCCCTGCGGCGCCGACAGCGCCGTCTCGGGGCGATCGCCACCTGGCGCCGTCACGCAGGCGCGGTCGGCCAGGCGGATGCGGATCAGCGTGTAGGCCGCGGCGAGCGCGACCATCGCGGACGTGATCAGGACGACGCGGCCGTACGGGCTCATCGGCGCGCCCTCCCGGTCGATTTCGTGCCCCGGGGCCGGAGCCCCGGGGCGGCCGGCGTCCGCCCGCCGGCGAGCCTACTCCCGCGCGGTCTCACACCTTCCGCGGCCGATGGTCCGTTGGCCGCGATGATCTCGCGCGGTTTCGCTCGGGATTGGAATCGATGATGCGCCGCGACGATGCGCTCGACCTCGCGCCAGAAGCGCGGGCCGAGCGGCCGGTCGGCGCCGTGCCGCGCGACGAGCGGCGACAGCCGCCGGGCGAGACCGATGGTCTCGGCGAGCGAGCCCACGGCGTGCGCCATCACCCAGCCGCGATTCATGACGCGCACCGACCAGGTGCGGCGGCCGCGCTCGCGCTCGATCACCACCGCGCCGAGCCCATACATGCCGTCGACGATCGATGTGACATCGGGCGGCAGGGGGATCACGACACGCCTCCCGTCCGGGCGTGCAGCGCCCGCAACAGGATGGCGACCTCCATCGCCTGATGCCGGGCATCGGCGAGCGCATCGTGGGCCGGCGTGGTGCGCGGCAGGGGCGCCACCAGATCGCCGGCGAGCGCCTTGAGGGTGCGGACGCATCGCGGCGCCCGATACGACCACGGCACCTCGATCGCGAGGCGCCGCATGGCGCTCTCCAGGATCACGAGGTCGAACTGCGGCGCGTTGGCCCACACCCAATCGGGCGCGCACCGGCGCACGAAATCGACCAGGCCCGCGAGCGCCAGCCGGAGCGGCGTCGTCCCGCCGAATGCCTCGGCACGCTGCTCCTCCGGCTGTGTCAGCCACCATCGCAACGTGTCGGAATCGATCGACCCCTCGGCGATGGCGCTGGCCGGGGCGACCGCGGCGTAGTAGGCCGAGCCGATGATCGACTCGTCCGCGACCGCGAACGGCACGAAGTAGCAGGCGCCGACCGACAGGATCGCGGCGTCCGGCGCGGTGCCCAGGGTCTCGATGTCGATCATCAGGTGCAGGGACGGCACGATCATTCCTCGCCCTCCTCCAGGCGGCGCAGCCGCTGCTTCGCCTCGATCTCCGCTTGCCGAGCGAGCGCGATGCGCTGCTCACGGCGCAGCGCCGCCCACCACTTCGGCGGCGCCGGGGCCTCGGCCATGGCGGCGCCGAGGAAGGCGTGGCCGTGCTCGCTCCACAGCAGCGCCAGATAGGAGGGCAGCGACATTTGGGTGGCGCCGGACAGCCACAGCTCGGCGCACCGCTTGCTCACGCCGCACACGGCGGCCAGATGGTCGGCGGTCTTCGCCGGCCAAATCCGCCGCGCCGTCAACAGGATCTCGTCCGCCTGCCGAATCGCCGTGGGGTGATTACCGAATCGCTCTTCGGTGCCGGTACCGAATCCCTCTTCGGTGCGCCGCTTTGACGTTTTCGGCTGCCCGCGCGATGGTTTTCGGGTGCCGCTCATGGCGCAGCCTCCGTGCTGGTGGCGGGGAGATCGGCGGGAGGGTGGGGGACGTCGGGGGGCCACGCGGTTTCGGCCGGCCAGTGAGCCGCGAACCAGCGAAGAGCCCGCTCGAAGCGCCGGACCTGGATGTCACCGCCGGCCGCGATAGCGCCGAGCTTCTTCGTGTCGCCGAAAACTCGCCAGCTCACGGTCGACAGCTCGATGCCGTGCGCTGCCCCGTAGGTCCTGGCGAGCAACAGCAGTTGATCGATACCGCTCATGATCACGTCCGAATCGGAAACGCGCACCACGATCGGTAAGTTTACTTTTCCGGTCAACAGTTATCTTACTGTTTCCCCTGTTGCTCGCGGCCGGTCACCTTACCGGGGCATGGACGACATCACGGACATAGTCGAGCGCATCAATCGTCGACTCGCCTCAGTCGGTCTGAAGGCCGCAACGGCCTCCCGACGAGCCGGGCTCAGCGACAGCGCGATCTACAATCTCCGGCGTGGCGCGGCGGGCAAGATCACCGTCAAAGGCGCCACAGCGGCAACCTTCGTGGCTCTCGCCCGCGTCCTTGAGACGACACCTCAGTGGCTGATGACCGGCGACGGCCCCGAGACGATCGGTGAGAGCGAATTGCCGGCGCCGCCCGACCGCCTCCTTGTGCCGATCAAGGGTTACGTCGGGGCGGGCGCGGAGACCCACTATTACGCTGTCGCGCAGGGCGATCTCGATGAGGTCGAGGCTCCCGACGGGAGCACGCCGGACACAGTCGCGGTCGAAATTCGCGGAGAGAGCTTGGGATCGCTGTTCGACAGGTGGCTGATCTTCTACGACGACGTCCGTCGCCCCGTCACCGACGACCTGATCGGAAAACTGTGTGTGGTCGGCCTTGCCGACGACCGAATTCTCGTGAAGCGCATTCGGCGAGGAAGGAACGGGCTTTTCGACCTTGAGTCGAACCGTGACGACGATACGATCAAGAATGTGAAAGTCGAGTGGGCCGCCAAAGTACGACTTATGACGCCAAAGTAATTCAGAGGTGTAAAATGCGAGCCTGGGTCCTCATCGTTCTCGGGGTAGGCTTGGCAGGATGCGGAACGCCATCCCAGACGGCAGTTTCCAATGCACGCCCATCCGTTTTCGTGAAAGGCGCCGCACCGGATAGAATAAAGCCTGAAGTTGTAAATTGGATGGTGACCCAGAAATACAGGATCACCAAAGACACTCCTTATGAACTGTCCTTCGACAAGCCGGTTGAAAACATGGCTGTGCAAGTGCTGCTTGGCAGCAAATACGACTCGCAGCCGAACGCACGGGTTTCCTACTCGTTCGCGCCGGTGGACGGAGGGACCAAGATCTTCGCCGATATGGCCGTGATCACCAATCCTGGCTCCGCTTTCGAACGTCGCACGGACGTAGATGGCGGCCACGATTCCGTCGCCGTGCAGAGTCTCCTTGACCGGATCAAGGAGGACCTGGAGCGCCCGGCGGGCGCCAAAAAGAAGTAATTTTACCCATTTAGATTGACGCGGTAAATTTACTGTTCTATCGTCTCCTCATCGAAACCGAGGGGACACCGATGACCACCACCCAGACCAAGCCGACCCCGAGCTACACGAGCCAGCCGCTCACCATTCAGCAGGCCCTGGCCCAGCTCATCCGCGATCTCCAGCAGCCGAAAAAATAAGGGAGGGGCGAAAGCCCCTCTTCCTGCTGGAGAGAGCAACCATGCGGCAGGGTGGTTCAGAGAGCGCCGATGATGCGCCCGCCTCACCCGCGGCGGGCGAACGTCGCTCCGGTCATCGGCAGGACGTGAGCCAGCAGCCGCTGGCGGAGCGTGAGCGCGAAGCCGGCCCGCTCGTCGCGGCCGAGGGAGCGGGCCGCCGCGTTGAACGCGAGTGCCTGAGCGCCGCACATCGGCGGCGGCGCCTCGGCGGCGGCGCGGATCAGCCGCGCCCGCAACCCCGGCAGGCCCGCGTCGGGCGTGGTGGCGATCTCGGCCGCGATGTCGTGATAGGGCCGCCGCAGATCGCGGTGCCGGCGCGCCGCGCCGGCGAAATCGAAGGCGAGATTGGCGGCGCTCACCAGCGCCACCGCGATGCTGATGCCCGTCGCGAGACCGCTGCGCGTCGCCAGTGCGGCGACCGCGCCGGTGCTCAGGAAGATGGTGAGCGCCAGCCCCGCCCGGTGCATGGCGTCGCAGGCGGCTTCGCGGCTGCGATGATAGATCGCCCCGAGGGTGGCGCCGAACAGCAGATCGTCGCGCTCCGTCACTTCGGCTTCGGCGGGGGCGGGCTCGGCGGCGGTGCCTTCGGGGGCGTCGGCGCCGGCGGCGGCCAGCCGTTCTTCCTGCCCCCGTCGTCCGCTTTCGGCGGCAGCGATCCTGTCGACCATTTGGTTTCTCCTGACGGCATCGTGGATCTCCTGCGGTTGGTGCGTGGGAGGTTCGCGGCCCGGCTCGAATCGCAGTCGAGCCGGGCACCCAATCTCGCGCCGCACGGGTGCGCGCGCCACCCCTCCCCCTCCCCGCGTCCACAGCCCGGAGATGCCGCATGACCGACCACAGCACCCCGAATTCGATCCTCCAGGCCGCCATGACGGCGGGCCGCTGCATGGCCTCGCCTGTCGCGCTGCCCGAGGCGCTGGCCGACGCCTGCCTGATCCTCGGCGATCTCGACAGCGCACTGCGCCGTCGCCACCCCGGCGGCCCCGACCGCGCCGCCACGCTCGACGCGACGACGCGCGCGCTGTGGCGCCGCGCCCGGGTGTTCCTCGGCGTCCACATGCCGGGGCTGCTGCACCGGCCCGATGTCGACGAGGCTGCCGATCTCGACCGCATCGCCACCGCCGAGGGGACGTTCTGA